TGAGGAAAAGCCATGCCGCAGGTTTGAATATTGCTGTTTGCGCCCGTTCCATAGGTATACCAAGTAGTCCAATAGGCACTGGTGCCGTGTCCTCCAGCCTGTCCATTGCTTGCGCGATTGTACATCTTAGTTATGGCAGGCCAAGTGTATGGGTTGCCTGCTCTTGGGCTTGTATTTGCAATGTAAGGGACTGCTCCATCACTGGGACTAGATCCAGATAGAGAGGCCTCATTTTGAGCAAGGGCATTTAAAATGTGAGCTTTCATAGAACTAGTTACTCCAGATGTGAATAGCCTGTCGGCGTGGTTGTTTTATTGAGAGTTATATTGTTCCAGTAATTCCATGGGCCGACAGAGCCTTGGTCTGGCACACCACCTTCATAGGCAGCTTTTACAAAATCATTACGGGGCTTTAGCCCTGTGTTTGAAAAGAACGTAGACAGGTTATTAAAGCCGTTTAAATGGCCACCCATATAGCCCGAGCTCTCAGTGTAATACTTCCAATGTGTGATATTGAAAATCATAACCACTGTGTTCGCAGGAATTGTTACTTGAACATTTGCTGGGCCATTTCTGCTACTGGTTGACCCTACAGAAGTCTCTGTAACCCCTGTATATTTTCCATCAACAAGAGTGTTTGGTGTTACCACCCATGTGCTGCAATGACTGTAAGAAGAGTACGCACTCTGAAGAACTGACAAGGTCTGGGTGATGCTGGCGTTTGTAGTATTCTCTACAGCCATCATACGGACACCAATGGGAGGATAATTGTAGTTGCTGGCGTCGGAGTAGCCCCCCAATTTACGGACCTCTGAATACGCCATTGTGTCAAAGTCGGCGTGGGTTACATTACAGGAGTCTAGTACGGGGCCGCGTTGAGTTCCAACAAAGGAAGTAGTAGTATTATCCTGAGCCAGCCTACTGTTTATAAGTTTGTAGCCATACGTGTTGAGAGTATAGACGTTAGCACCATTTATGCTGGAGTTTTGCTCATTACCGTATCCACCTACGTTATTGTACCTATCCCATACTGCAAACAGACTTTGCACCGACCCCGTAGGGGCCGTTGAGGTCGGTGTACTTTCAAGCTTCTTAACACGGCTGTTTAGCCATAAGTCTGTCATGTTAGCCCCTTGTTATTTAGACTACTTCAATGTTGGTAATTTGGCCTGTGCCGCTGTCCACATTGACGGTGTAAGTCCGTGTAAAGATTTGGCCACCGATAGTGACGTTCTCTTTAAAGGATTCCATGTTGCCATCAGAGTCGTAGGTAATGTTCCAAGTCAGTTTGCCGTTAGACAAAATGGAACTTAGACGACCATCTGAGTCATAGCTGATGTCGGAGGAAGGTACTGCCCCAGTAAACATTAGGGTTTGGATTTGAGCCTGAGTGTAAGAGGCCACATCCTGTGTGTAGTTACCTAAGTTAGTTTGTAGTGTACTAAATGCAGTGTCGAACTGCTCTTCGTATTCTACCTGCTCTTTAGCAATATTACCAGCCATCTCGTTCAATTCAGTTAAAATAGAACCCAGAGAGGCATTCACATATGTCGTGATATCACCAAGCTCTGTGTTGGTATGTGTCTTGAGTGCGGTAGCGATTGACTCAATCTTAGTAGGTATCTCTCTAGCAATAGTGTTAGCGAAAATACTTACATTGGTAGTGAAGTCATCTACAGTGTGGTCACTAAGGATTACGCCACTAGTTTTAATAGAAGCAGTAGTTCCCATCATACCACTGTGGCTACCACAATAAATGTGCAGCAAGTCAGGTGTAGTAGCACCAACAACGATAGTTACAGTTGCAGATGAAGTTCCTGCGGTTCCCGAAACAGTTACGCCTGTTGTGAACTCTGAACCAGAAGCGTGTGTGCCGTTCAGGGTCTCTGAGAACTTGATTGGGTGCCCAGATACACTGGCATTAGATACGTCAAAAACGTAAGTGTTGCCTCGTGCAAAGAACAAGTTAGGATGCTTAGCACCATCAATTTTAATTCGGTTACCTTCGCCTGCGTAGTTAGCGACTGTAACGGTGTGGTTAATTGTAGCCATTAGGTTACTCCGTTGTGATTAAGCCGCTGATGCAGCGTAGAAAGTTTCAAGGACGACATCACCAAAAGACTCAATCGTCCGCTGTCCTGCCACAACTTCGCCGTTGATATCGATGTTGTGACTGTCTTGGTTCTGGAGCTGCCAACGCAACTCTGAGCCTAGTGCTATGGTAGATCCAAAGGAGATGGCACGAGCGACATACATCATGTCATCTTGGGCCAGTGTTTGGGTCATTACCGTGCGGGCTGCACCTACTAATTTCTCAATTAGTGCAGTGTACCCAGTGGCGTTTGCATAATCCTCCATGAGTTCGAGGGTTTTGACACAAACGATTAGTTCACGGACTGTTGGTACATCCAGCGAAGTGCTGAGTGTCGCTATGGCTTCTTCTGACGCCGACTGACGGGCGTTAAAGTATGCGAGAGTTGACATTATATAAGTGCCCCTATGAGTGGTCGTTCCAGCGCGTCTACTGTGTTACTGACGAATGCTGCTTTTTGGCTGGCTATTATGGCGCTGTTTGCCGCAGAAGTTTCTGCAAGGCCTACGTTTGCTTCTGAGGTAGCACTGGCTGTCTGGCTTGCAGCTGCCTTAGCAGCGTAGTGAAGCGCAGAGTATCCAGAGACACCTGTAGAGATTGTGTACTGTGAGTCTTCCGCTCTAATCGCTAGATTCTGAGCATCTGTGCGGTATTGATCTACGCTGTTAACGCCTAGGCTTAACTGGTTCAGGACGTACTGTTTGTTAGCACCATCAGTGAACTGGACAGGGTCTCCGACGTTAGTGATAGCTACGCTGTTACCATCTACAGTTCCGGTGAAGGTTCCTGTGTGATTACCTGATGCGTCACCAACAAGACTGCCCGTTACAGAGCCAGTGAAAGCCGCGCCTGTTCCGTCTGCCCCGTTCTGTAAAATTAAGCTAGTGCCGTCGTCGGCGTAAATGTCACCTACATGATTGCCTGTAGTAACTCCGACAACATCGCCTAGCACATTACCTGTGAGGTTGCCTAAGAAGCCAGAATTAGCCGTGATACTGGTTCCTGTAATAGGAGCCGGAGTAACATTACCCAACCTACCGTTAAGGTTTTGAGCATAAGCCGTACCAAACAGGTGTAGGTCTCTAAACTCGTAAGTATGACTACCTAGATCTTTAACGCCACTTGTAGAGGGTATGATATGCCCTTGTGCATTAAAAGATACTAATTCGTACCAGCTTGCGGCACCTACTGCGTTGCCTAGGCACTGAAATATTTTTCCTGCTGTTACGTTTATCCAAAGAGATCCTACAGCGTACCCATCATTCGCATCATCCGTCTGCATGGGGTTAGATGTTTTATCTGTAGCATGTTTTCCGCCAACTCCACCATTGATGTCTTGTAGGTAGCCTTGAACAGATGTCGGTAGATTAATCTTTGGGGCACTACCGGCAGAGCCATCGTGTAAGTGGCCCGTGGCGCTATTAAAGGCCCCTTGTATACTGTTGAACTCCGCATTTAACGGGGGTGCTGTGACGTTTTCTCCATTGAGAATGTCTGCAACCGACTGTCTAGTGTATCCAGCCATATATTATCTTCTCCCTGCCACAGAGAACTCGAAAACCATTCCCTGAATTGAATGAGCGCTATTCTCACCTAGTGTTACGAAGGTGACTTTTACTGCGTAGCCAGAGCCTTGAATGTCTGTGGACATGATGGGCTTTTCGTTGCCACCGTACTTAGTGTTGGTGCCACTATAATTGATGTCACGGCCCGCATAGACTATGGGAGCTCCTGAAGAGGCCTGAGAGTAAGAAGCAGGTTTAGCCGTGTCTGTGTCGTTCCAGTCGTAGGCAACAGAGACGTTCATCTCTAGAGGACCCTCAGACCGTATGAAGGTGTTTAACCGACGTAAAATCTTACGAACTTCGGTGTCACCAAAATCAAAGTAAGGAGTACTGTATATTCCTGTAATACCGGCACCGTTAAAAGTATTAGTCTGCTCCTGTCGATAAACTCCGCCATTGTAGTCACCATGTAAAACAAACTCAGTTCGACCAATGTAACCCGACGTGCAACACGAGGCACGAATACCTAGTAACTCACCAAACTCCCACCCCAACTTCTGGTCAGCTGTTCTTAGGCCACCAATGATACCTTTACTTTCAGATACTGCTTCAGAGTCATCCCCAATGAAATAACGTAGCTGGGACTTAGTCCTAACCACCACCCCCACAAGCACACTATCTAAATCGAAGTCTGCGGGCATATCTACAAGAAGAGCTTGAATGCTCTTAGAAATAGTCTCTAGCTCGACGTCACCAATACGGCTTGTTCCCGCTACGGGTCTAAGTCCATCTGGGGCTAGGAAAACTAGATCACCACCAATCTCCAGTACAGAGTCAGCGGCAATACAACCAACATTAGTGGTTACCTGATCTAACAAGAACCCTAGAGTTAGGTCTGTGGATACGCGCTTAATAGCATTGCTACCAAACACAAACATGTTGTCTCGGAAAGGCTTGATCTGGACAACATCAAAGCCAGTATTAAGCTGTCCTGCGCCTGCCGCTACATTAAAGTTATAGGGGTCCTGTGGTGCGCTGTGACATACTATGGCCTGCTGTCCACTATCTCCACCAAGGAAAATGTGGTTCTCAAAGACATCAATCAATGAGGGGGTGTCTATGAGCTGGTCGCCGCCGGCATCTGTAGAGGTGCCTGCTCCGCCTACTGTAAGTTCCTGCCAAGAAGAGGAATCAAAGACTATCGGAGGATTAACCCCATCAACAAAAGCAATCTTATTTCCATCACCAAAGTTAAAGGTAACAAAACGTATTCTGTTAACCGACACAAAGCCATTTGCTGACGTCATGGCTCGGGTGTACCCTGTGGTCAGCTTAGACCAACCAGCGTAAGGAAGGTATTTGTAGAAAGAGTAAGAGTTAGTGCCTACGTCTTTTCTAGCAGCTAGGAGGTCGGCATTATTGTATAAAGTGCTTCTAAAGATAGCCAAGCAAAGTACTTTTCCCTCTGCTTCTGCTGATGTCCCTACAAACTCACTTGCGGTAGCAGTATCTAAGGGTTGGTACCCGTCTATCCTTCTATACCCACCATACATGCCAGCCTCATAATTAACGAGACGAGTAGCTGATCCTGGAAAGTTCTCAGCTAGATCTAGGTGGTTCTCTGTAGAGTTTAACCCACCAGAAGAAATAACCTTATATGACTGAATTTTATCCGCCATTAAAAGGCAACTCTGTGGTCGGTAATGTACTCGTAGTTATTAATGTAGAGGGTCTGTAAATTCTTCAGACCTTGAGCAAATAATGATTGTGCAATCTGGGCTGCTTCCACGTTATCTTTGAACATGTACATGTGCATCAGAGCACCATCTACAATGACACTGGAAAAGCTCTCAGGAACGCGAGTCTGATCGTCATACAGGTTGAGGTCAGCGTAGTTTAAGAAATACCTAAACCGTACCTGATATGCGCTGTCTGGAGAGGGGGTGACGCCAAAACCATTACCGTGACTAGGGAACACCATACTTGGGGTGGCTCGACCTATCGCATCGGATTGATTATCGTCGTCTCGGTACTTATCGTAGTACTCGTCTCGACCAATATAGTTTAGGTGCGTAAATTGGTTCGTGCCGCTGGCTGACTCAATTACTTGAAAAGAGTTCCAATCAACGACTTTAAAAAAGTTAGGCCATTCGTATTCTTCTTTGCCCACCTCAAGGGTCTGGGTGTGCTCAGCTGCGTTAAAGGGCCACTCAAACTCAGACTGATTAATAGATGCAATTGACGCTTGGACTGCGTCCTTAACAAGAGCCTGCACACCTCTAGCTGTGGGGAAGTCAGATGAACTGAACTCCACCTCATTAAGGCGTCGTAAAACTCTGTTTGATAACTCTATAAAAGTAGCGGGCATCTAGTTCACTTTTTAACAGATAAAAGGAAGGGAGGCCCCGAAAGACCCCCCTTAACCAAACTACTTATGCTACGTTGTATTCCGCAGTGAATAGGCACTCTGGACGCAGAATCTTGCGACCGAAGAGATTCATTCCACGGACAACATCGGCAAACGTATCTGGTGAGCGGAAGCTCTCCGTCTTAGAGATTTGCTGAGCTGTAGCTACTGCTGACTGGTGTCCTGCAACAACAATACCAAAGTTAGCATTAGAACCGTCTGCATCAGCAGTACCAGCTCCAGAACCAGCGTATGGGAGGTTGTTAGACTTATAGACTTTGAAGCCTCGGATCAGACCAGAAACAACACGTCCGTTACGAAGAACGTCGCCTGCATCCTGACCACCAGCAAAGTCGTTATTAATCAACTTGCTGTTCTCATCCATTAGCAACTCGTAGAATACTGGATCAGCTACGAACCAACGATCTTCTGTTGCTACGTTTGCTTGGTCCATCTGACGAGCAATGCGGTTAAGCATGGCTAGTGGAGAAGTGATTGCTCCTGCACCGCCGCCCGCTGCCAAAGGCAGAGAGTTACCAACAGTTCCGCCGAAGGTAGCTGCGTCAATCTTGTTAGCTGCAAACAGTTCGTCAGCACCAGTACCTGCATCGGCTTTGGTACCAGCCTGAGTAGTACGAGCAGCCCAAGAAGAACCGCTCCAGTCGTAACCGGATAAGTAGCCCAATACGTTCTGGTCGAAAGCGTCCTTCAGCTTGTATGCTGCATTATCTGTAGCAAGGCTGATGAAGTTGTGGTGAGAATGTTGAGTCTCGATGTCGTCTACTTGGAACTGGAACGCATTCGCTTGGTCGATGACCAAAGAAAAATCGGTATCCGCAAGGTCTTGAGAAGCCAAGGCGGTGCCACGCTTATAGTCCGAAATAGTGATCGTAGGTTCTTTCATGATGCGAACTGAATCGCCCATTGAACCAATTTCGCCCATGTAGTCGGTGTTAGTAATGCCTTCTACAATAGACTCTTTGCGCAGAGCAAGCTGCACTTTTTTGCTGTAAATTACGGGGCTGAACGCGCCGTTGGGTAGGTTGGTGTAACCTGATGCTGATGGAAAAGCCATGAGTTGTACTCCTAGTGGCGTTAGACAAAGTCCCAGAAGGGGACGAGCTTAAAACCAGAAGACGACTGCGAAGCGGCTGTTACAGCTATAGGGTGCATGATGTGCTAGGAGGGTTGATCGACACCTCTTTTGCGCTATCACGGGCCTAGCTAAACTGGTGGACTTATCGTCAAAACTTCTGTTGGGTGCGATTTGTAAGGGTGGGCTGAAAGCGGCCTTACTGTGCTCCTGAATCGGAGCGAGAGAGAAACCCCCAATTAAGGGGTCTTTCTATTGTAGAATTATATCACTCAATTAAGGGTTTCTCAAGAGGTATTATCTAGCTGCGCCAGAAAGATCGTACACAAAGGAACCTTTTTGCATAGAATCCATGATAGCGGGCTCATTTTTCTCGTATTCAGCGGACGACATCTTAGAAACTTGGCTTTCACTAAACTTAGATTGGCCCCGTCCTGCTGGTGCTGATGAGTTAGATCTAGATACTGCTTGTGCTGCTCCGGCACCATTAGAGGGACGGCGTTTGCTGGCGGTATCTACTTTGTACAGATCAATGGCCCTACTGGCGGACATTGCGTCTGTGGAGTTCTTATAAAGAGAGTCCTGCACCCACTGAGGTTGCACCATGACCCACTCGTGAAAGGCGGTAGAGTTTCGGATCTTATCAAAGTCTGGATGCAGCTTGCGAAGATGCTCCTCTGCCTTGTCCTTGTTCATGTTTTGTTCAAGCTTCTCTAAGTTAGCAATCCGCTTCTCACCAGTCTCTAGAACCTCATTTGCGCGTTTCTGCGCAATCGTGTCTATGATCTTGGCTACCTCTGGATAGCGCCCACTCCATTCCGCAATTTCCTTATCGGATTTTGGAAACTTAATTTGGGCCTTAGTAGCGTCATCCAACTGATCCTTGAGAGCATCTATCTCCCCATCCTTTTGTGATTGGATAGTTTGTAGGTGCCTACGCAAATCACCGTAGCGCTTTTTAAACGATTCATCCCCACTTTCTACGGGAAGGGTATCCGGTAGCTTAGGGGGGTTAATGCTTTTCTCAAGCTCGTGAATTTCATTTTGTAACTGTTCCGACTGGGAACCACGGTATTTAGCCATTTTAATTTACTCTAGTTTGGGGGCCGTGCATGGGTAGCCCAAATCATTAGCCCTTGGGTTTTTGACTCACCTCGGTTGGGTACGACTCCACTCCCGCAGAATCCTCATCTAGAGGATATTCTTCCTCGACAACTATGACTTGCGCTCTAGGCGCTTCTGGATAGTCTTCATCATCTCCTGTGTCTTCTTCGCTGCCTTCTTCAGGAGCTCCCATACACACAGGGCAATTTTCATCACCGCAGCCGTAAGAATTGTCATCAATACTTTCGCATGAGGAACAGCCTTCTTCACCACAGTCACAATCTTCTTCATATCCATCTTCTTCGTCACCTTTGATTTGTCCTATCTCACGCATCATCATAAGACCCATCTTGGCCTCTTGGTGCATGTCCATGTATCGTTTCAGACCAAACCACCGGACCACATCATTTGGGACGACAAACTCCCCAGCAGATAGTGCAGCGGGGATGTCATCTCTGACGTTTTCAGCAGAGGAACCAATAGGAATGGGGTTGCCCGATACTGGATCGGTGCCCGTAATATTATCAGGTCCCATAAGACCCATAAAGGACCCCATAGCCATGCCACCATGAGACATGCTAATTACAGTCTCTGGTTTAGTCTTATCGTCTTCTGGGGCATCCCCTTGCGAGGCAGGAAGCTTATTAGACGTCACCTCTTTCCGTGCATCTCTTTCAGAGGGTGTACTTATAATATCGTCTGTCTCAGCCGCTGCCCGCAAGGATGTGTCTAGCTCCTCTTGGGTTCCGCTATCCATTTCCTCGACTTCAACTTCCCCACGCCGAACAACACCACCTGTATTCATCTTGTTAACCCTCACTTCGCTAGGAAGCTCCGTGCCGTCTGATGAGTTCAGGGGCTCTGGTGCTTCGGATTTTTTGTTTCATTACCTGCGCATTGTTCAACATAAGAAACAAATGCTTGGGATTTTTCTTTTATCTGTCTGTGCGCCCATCAATTACCCTAGAAGTTTTCTCCAGTTTTCAACTGGGGGTAAGCCAAACTCATGTCTGTCTGCTGATTTGAGCGTCATTAGGACATCCATAGTAATGCTGTATCTTGGAGATCCTGTCTTGTTAGGGGATGTCCTGTGCCCCGTCTTAGAGGGGAAAAGTACTAGTAGATCATTAGACACCACTAAGCCCGTCTCAGCTGCGCTGTGAGGGTTGCTTAAAGATACCATTCTTTGTGTGTACTGCTCGGGACGAAACATGCCGTCGTAAAGCTCATTCTGGTGACTGTCCGTAGCTAACTGTAGGGAACCTGAGCCCTTGGGTACCTCGGGGTAGTACACAATACTTATGTGAGACATCTCATGTCGGTGGTAATCTACGACGCGGCCCTCAGTCTGCTTAACTGCCCAACTACGAGTAAACCAATAGTCATATTGATTAGGGGCTATGCCCGCCGCTGTGTTGTACTCGATTAGAGCCTTGTGAACTACGGCTACAAGAGGAGCATAAATAGGATCATCATGTAGCTGGTGGTAACCATTGACGTCACCCGTCCATGAAGAGTTGTCATCTGAGTAACCGGTGGACTCGACTGCTAAGTCTACGTCCCTAACCATGTCCGCTCGCTGCTCTATAGTTAATCCTGCTAACCCAGAGTATATGCTAAGGGGAAAGAACTGATGTAATTTTCCCTTCATAATGCGGACTCTCGAATTGACTCCTTTAAATGTTCCCAGCGCCGGAGCTCTGATATAGCTCCCTGTATCTGGTATATACGAACTGTGTCCGTAGTACTCTCTAGGTTCTTTAAGTGCCCCTTAATCTTATCGGCTATAAGAGCCTGTAATCTATCGTAGGACTCCATTTCGTTAACTAAAAGAAGTAGATACCGCGCTAGTTCTTTATCCATTAAGAACCTTCTGGTATTTGTGGAGGTAAGGCTCCTTCAGGGGGAGCGCCTTGAGGGCCACCTCCGGTAAAGCCTGCCTCGTCAGGTGATGGAGCGGAGCCTGGAGCTATGTTACCGCCAGTTCCTGTCGGGTCCATTGGGTTTGGTGCGCCCTGCATAGCGGCCTGTTCTGCCTGTGGTTGCGCGGCTTGAAGCTCGGCCATGAACTTAGCCTGAATAGCTGCCTCACGAGGATCGTTAAGGATCTTATCTTCATCCAGATCCATAGAGGTGGCCAGCTCGCGCAAGATATAATCAAAGCGAACAAATGGGGCCATTGTTGGATTAGCCGCCATCTGCATAAATTGTAGCAGGCGCTGGGATCTGACTTCGTTTCTCATCAGGGACTCTGTGCCCTTAGAGATTACATCTAAATCACCAAGCATTTCTTTCTTGAAGTTAAACTGCATGTTGAATGCAAAGAGGGCTTTACCTAAAGGACCCAATAAGAAGTCATCAATGTTTTTAACGACAGCTTTAATGTTACCCGCAGCAGCGCCCATAAGCATCGACATACCACTTGCTGTACGTCCAGTACTCATAACACCTGTACTACCGTGAGAGTAACTAGGTAATCCAGTAGACTCATCCGATAGCTGTCGAGCCTTATCAAACATCATCAAAAGCTCATTTGAGACGTTAGGAAACTTGGTTCCAAAGATGGCTTGTCCAGGGGCTCCTGCCTGACGGCGGAATACTTTTCCAGGATATACATCCATGGATTGGCCTGGAGTTAGGTTAGTCTCGTCTATCTCAATAAGAAGGTTTCCAGACAGCGCAGCGTTATCTACAGCCATCCGCATGAAGCCATTCATAAGCAACTGAGTGTCTGCCATGTTCTCAGCAATACCCACACCAAAGAATGAGTAGGGGTTGGCCTCATAAGGGGCGGCATGATAAGGAATACGTGATGGGACAAAAGGGTTTAGTACGAGACGAAGTGTCTGGCCATTACATATCCATGCATTGACTTGTACCTCGTCGCTCCCTGAAAATTCATCTGGTATTTCAATTCCAGCTTCATCAGCAAGATCAGCATCTATGACACCCCAGAACTCTAGGACCTCATAGCGCTCTGTTTCTGAACGGGCACTGTTGTCTTCAAGTATCGTCTCCCAGTACTCAGACTGGTAGTTTGGACCTAAAGAAATAGCCTCTTCGATAGACTCTTCCCTAAACATAGGGCGACGTTTAAGTGCGCGGAGCTGAGTACGGCTCATTCGGTGACGATGAACTATGTACTCCGCTTCCGTCATAGACCGTGCTTCTGGGTCTGGGTAGAAGTCCCAAACACTACAGTGCTCAATCTTAGCAATGGTTTCAAATAAGGGATCATACTCACCCTCTTCGTTCCACTTAGGATACTCTTTATCATAAGCGAAGGGGCCTTTGACTACACCATGTCCGAACAAGGCCATTTCAAATGCCATAGATCGAAGGTGCTTTGATCCTTCACTTTCTTCTAGCTGGTCATGAATTATCTTTTCCATAAGCTTAGCCGCAGCTTTAGCAGGCTCATAGATGATTGCAGAGGCAATGCCCGACCCACCTTCTACTAGGTCGTCCTTTACTGCGTCTAGTGCCTCTGAGTAGGGGCCGGCTAGATCGATAAGCTCTTTACGTTTAACCGTAGACTTCTTAGGTTCTTTCTTCTCTTCTTCGGGCTTTCCCTGTGCATCAAAGTGTACGGCATCTAGTCCACCCTTAACAACGGGGGTGGGCTCAATACCAATCGGGAATTTTCCGCCCGCAAAAAGGACGTCAGATATCTGGGCATATGCTGCCAGAACCTTTGTCTTAGTAATCTTTACGAATGCTTGGCTTTTTTCTGACTCATTAAACTTAACGTCAGGACCATAAATTCCACGGTAGTTACGATAGTTTTTTAACCAGCGCTCTTCGTCTTCGTATCGGGAATCTTTAGATCGTTGAAATCTAGAATTTATCCACGACACAAGATCAGATAGTTCGCGGTTTTCCGATGCAACGTCGTCACCCTCTTTTGCGTGGAATATAGGCTGGGCCGTCGCGTCAAGGTTCATGTCGTCTGGGGGAGTAACTAGAGCCATATATTAGTATCCAAATGTGGAGTCGCTAGGGACGTAATGTGCGGGTTGATTTGGCATTGAGTCGAACAGAGAGCCTGATCGGGGACGAGACATAATAGCGTATCTTACGCTGTCATATGTGTGGTCACTCTTGTAACGGGCGTCGATATCGTCTGTGCCTTTAGGGTTACTGGGTATTACGGGTAGATCCGCAATGATCTGACGGCAGGTATCAAAAAATACTAGCCCAGCCATCTCTGTGTCTGGATCTACTTTTAAAAGTTCGTGTAATCTGTTTTTGCCGGCAACTCGTGATCCTGCGCTCCGGTCAGATGGACGCCAACGACATCCCATCGTTATCATCTCTTCTGCAATTGAGGGGCCGTTTTGTCCCCGCTGATGCCAACACGAGGAGTCTAGTATACCATAGTGAATCTTGTCGCCTTCTTCTGCTTCAAGTACAGCTTTGGCTAGATCTCTTCCTGTATGCTTAGTTAGGTATAACTCCCTATAGCATATCAGAGTTTCATAACTTGGGTCAATAGCAAACCAGTGAACTGCGCTATAACTAGAGTACCCGTAGTCACAACTCCGAAAGCGCCTCCAATCATGGGGTATATCAAAGGGTTCTACTACGTGGTCTTTTAATTTAAACTCAGAGAAAGCCGCACCTTCAGCAATACTCCAGTCACCCTCTAGAAGCTGTCGTCTTTGCATCTCAGGTAGAGATAGGAGGTTGGCTTCGTACTGCCCGTCTCCAGACAGGTGGGGGTTGTCATATAAACTAGCCGGTATAAACCGTCTGTAAAATAGTGCCTGCCCAGCTTTAGATGAAGTGTCGGGGTAAACCATTGCCTCACCTGTCTCTAGGTCGGTGGCAGCAAAAGCTTTGTTAGGGGGTGATGGGTCTATGAACATACTCTTAACCCATTGATGGCCTGGCCCACCTGGATTAGTTGTAGCTCTCATAAAGATCGGAAGCGTAGGATCTGTCGTCCGTAAACGTGATCTCATGTAGTTCCACGCAAATGGGGTCGAGTGCTGTGTCAGCTCGTCAAACCCTACATACGAGAATGCCTGTCCCTGATATCGTAAAACGTCTTCGTCGCGTTCTAGGTAAGTTAGCCATAAACGAGCCCCACTCGGGAATACCCACTGAGACTTCTTCTCTTGCCACTTAGCCCCTTTAAACGCCTTGGGGTATATCTCCTGCGTCTTCCATATAATCTCACGAAGTTCGTCTGTAGTACGACGCAGAACTAGACCGTTGAAATTTGGGTTGTCGAAGTAGCGCATTGGATCGGCAATTAGTGCCATCGTTTTTCCGCCGCCGGCGCTGCCGCCGTAAAGAACTTCGCGCTCCGAAGCAGCCAAGAACTCTGTTTGAGGTCCTTCGTTGGGCTGGAATATTACATCCTTCTCAACAGGGGCCGCAGTGAAGTCCAAGGAAGATGAGAAGTCCTCTTCCGTTGCCGGTGTTGCAGGATCATCAACATGCTTCTTAATCTTCTTCTCAGCCACTGTAAGGCTTCGACGTGCGCCAGCTAACTTCTTCCTTAGCTCGGCTTCTTGTTTTTTCTCTTTTGTCTTAGGGGCGCGTTTCTTCTTAGACTTAGCCAGCTCTTTTACGCGGTCAGTCTGCTCACCACCTTGGCGCTTTTCTTTCCATATCTTGGAGAGGCCTTGGTGGGATATCTTACGCTCTGCCTTTTCAGACAACCATGTAGCCGCACTTCGTAGTGAGTGCCCATTATCTAGATACGACAATGCCTCCTCTAGGAAGGGGATTACAGTTGGGTCTGGAACAAGCTCAAGGGGGTCTGTGTCACTAGCCATGTACCCGAAAGCAATTCGTGCTGTCCGGTTGGGTCTAGTCTTATTAGTCCAGATCGTCTGGGTCATCGGCTACCTTCTTTGGGGGCATAATAAAGATGCCGCCCTCTGGACCCGTGACTTGAATTTGTTCCCGCTTCACTAGCCCTATACGATCCAGTATCTCTCGCGCCGCTGACACGGCGTTTCTAGCCCCCATAGCTGAAGGATCGTCTAGTACACCAATTATGCCAAAGGCAGCTTTTGGTGCGTTTAGGGCAAGCAGAGTAGAACTACGCTCTACAATTTCTTCTTTAAGAGGTCCAACGACCTCACTGACTCTTGTGTTTGCAGAATAACCCGCAACATCCATTGCAGCACGAATGTTACCTCGCGCAGGACCTGTGAGGGCGTCTAAGAAGACTTCCTGCATCTCAGTCAGTTTTTTAGTTTCTTCGCTCATCAATGATCACTTTTAGTTGATTTCATGGGCAATTCACTCACGTAAGAGTGCTTTTTACAATCCAGAACACGCTACCTACTGCGGCGGTAATGACGATCCAAAACACTCTCTCAAACAATCTCAGGAAATGTCCTCGACCTTGTGAGATCTCTACGAGCTCATCTACACGATCATCCAGCTTCTTTTGGTAACTGTCGTAAGAGTCCATCCTCTTAAACAGCGTAATCATTCTCTCTTCCATCCTCGCTAACGACACAATTGCGTCTGATAATTTATCTAATTTGGACTCTATTCGTCCAAGGCGCGGGTTGTCGTCCTTTTCCATGTACTAATCTCACACGAGGTTATTGGGTTGAATTATAAGATTAAATCCTAGAATCTTTCTACTAGGAGTATGGATATCGTTGTCACTAAAAAGATAACCGCTAGTACAAGGCCCACTAAAACATTAGGGTCTTTAAAATCTTCGCTCATATCTATCTCTTAAAAATCTCAGTAGTCTTTGGGTCCACATACTTAGGGAGGCAATACGCCTTATAGGGCACTGTGTAATCTAACTTTGCCGCGTACTTTGAAAAGCCTTGCCGAGTTATGGCGTTGGCAAAATACACGCAGTGATCTATATCCTCAAAAACTCCGAACTCTTCTGTGGTATCGACTTGCTTATTAACTAACGCATCAAGCATTAGAACAAAGGCAAGCTTCATCGTAGTACTCTAGTCTTCCCGTCTACCCATGCTAACTTACATACGCATTCAGTGGGCTCATACCGAGACTGTTTTCTTGCATAGTTTTGGGCGTAGTAGCGGCAGACATTTAAATCCTGAAAGTACAGGGTCTTTTCGTGATCTATTTGACCATCAAAGATAAACAATAACGCCACTACTAGCTTCATTTAACTATTGTGTCGGCTGGCGCTGAAGCAAGTTTAAGATTGCCTTGGTGTCTGATCTAACCTCACTCAAGTCCTGAACTGCGTTGTCGATTTGTATTTCAGTTCGTGTCATCTGCTGTTGAAGCTCGTTAACCTCATCTTCAATTTTCTCCACCTGTTCGGTGACATCTTCAATGTCTTCAGCGTTCTCTGCTGCCATAGCGTCTAGGCTTGCGTAGCTAAAGATTGCTCCCGTAGCCAACACCACCATGGGTAGTAAGCTTAGCAGATTTGGTGGTTTAATTTCCATAAGCATACCTCTCCTATACTTTAGTTAGGGTGATAAATCCCCAAGAAATTGCCGCTAAACCTAGCGCGAAAGTTATCACTCCGGCTGCTATGGACAGGTACAAAGTCCTCTGGTCTCTTGCAGCAGCTAGGGCATCTATTTCTTTCTTACGGCGAGTTCTGGCTTTAGCTTGTTCATGAACAACCATATCCCACATACCTGAAGGGCCATATAGTTGGCATACTTCACGAAGCTCATTGTGGGCCTTACGATGGGCCATACGAGCCTGTGCAATAGCGAACCCCTCTTCTTCAGAAGAAGTTAGCTTTCCTAGAAACCCTTTATGCTTCCCTGTCTCTGCGGCGGTAATCTCTGCACCAAGCTTTGCAAACTTACCAAAGCTCGGCATTAAAGAACCCACATCTTGCCCAGCTGAAACTGCTGCGGAGATGCTTTTTGAAATGGCCGTGACAGAACTAGCTAATGCTAATACCTCAATCATTCCACCCTACTTCTTTTTGTTAGGCTGTTAGTTGTTTAGACTGTTGGACCAGCGCCTATGACCTGTGTGCCGTAGTAAACTGCTACACCCACACCGATCAGAATAGTGGTGCCAAAAACAGACTTAATTGTCTCTTCTCGTTTTGTTATTGCTCGGTTCTTAGCTATGCGTTGCTTCTCTAGCCTGGATTTGTGATCCATAACCGACTTATGCTGAATAGTTAGCATGTCCCGCCAAACTTCACGCGGGGTATGTTTCTTGAGTTCTTTCTCTTTCTTCCGTATCTCTGCCTTGGCCCAAGCAAGCTCCAGACACTCCTCTTGACTGAGAATGTGGTCGCCTTCTTTCTGCTTGTGCTCAATAGTCTCTACTGCAACTTTACTCTCCGTCAGGGCAGAAAAAAGCCCTGATATACCCTTGAGGTGACCGGAGCTCTCTTTGACAGTCTTTATTCCCTCATTAAGGGTTTTAAGAGTGCCAACCAGTAAAGTTAGTTCTGCAAGCATCTTCTCAGATCACTTCTTCTTAGAAGCGTAGCCGCCCTTAGAGTAACCTGACTTTGGAGGCTTAATCTCATCTACTTTAATGCCATTGCCCGACACGGACATATAGCCGCCACCGGCTGCTTTAACAGATGCACCGCAGTTAGCCTTGGTGGTCTTAGCATGCTTGTATTTCATATTCATAACTACCTGTCAGATTTAAGTTCTTCAGCAAGGCGGTATACCTCACTGGGGTTTTCTTTTTTACGAGATGGTGTGTCTGAGTTGTAGAAGTCATGGTAGCCCGTGAATATCTGGGCATTCTTCTTCGCTTGCCGAGGAGTGATTAGCCGCTCCTCTACAAGGTACTGCCGGACTTTCTCTAGCGAGAGCCTTCTACCCGTGTTCTTTTGAATAGCAGCACGGATGTAATGGAGGTTTATGGAGTCTGTATCTTTTGAAATAGCCATAGGTTTGACTTAGTGTAGTTATATCACGGGGGTGGTGTTAGTGTCAACACGGAGGTATTTAACTAAATATTTAGCTAGACAGATTGTTAAATCCATGCTAAAATCCAGTTGTTGTCTGGGGGGTTATATATAGAGTAGATGGTAATCCATGAGCTCTAGTGTAGGGAACTATCTATAGAGACGGGCCATTCAGTGTCTGGAGCATCTATTACTAGGTTACCATTGAAGTTGTATCCTGATGCTTTCAGGAAGCACTCAAAGAACCCCAGCATCTCACTTAATCCTACGTCCTTCTCATACATTACATGCTGAAGGCTCATGTCTGGAATAGATCCCTCCTCACACTCATACGGATATTGGGTAATAATGATGTACGGCTTAGTCGTCATCTTGTTCCTCTCTAGGTAAGTAGACCTCGACGTAAACCCCACAGTTAGGGCACGACAGGTTAGTGACTGTAGAGAAAGTGTCGGACTCTCCGTCTAGATCATGGTCACCCCCCCAGATCAGATCCTCTCTACAGTGCCAGCAATTCACTTCTTCCCCCAATCTATCGCATCATAGCCTGACTTAAACGCATCTCGCGTCTTAGGTGTGGACTTACGCGCCTTATCGCCTTTGCCTCCCTCTGATAGGGGGATGCTCTTGCTACTAGGGGTCTTATTGGCCTTGTCTGGTGGCATACTCATAGGTACGCCTCCAAGGTCTTGTGTATAGCGTCTTCAGACACTCCCGTAGAGTAGGCTAGTAGTCGTATCTGCTCTTCTACAGAGGAATCCTGCTTTAATCTGTTAGCTTTCTGGGAAATGATCCTGACATTACCCGAAACATAGCCGTCTTCAGGTGTCATCCGGTCAATTGATGGACTAAAGTTAGATCCACCATGACCTTTCTTGAAATAGTCTATATCCAGGCCTAATACCGGACACTTTAAGGGGAAGGGTGCTAGATCATCTAAGGTAAAGCCGAACTCTATGTTGTTCTTCTCGCACTTATGACGAATGACGTTGTATGTCTGGGTTAATTTAAGCCGTACATACGTTTCCATCAGGTCTGACTTAGAGATACTCTCCAAATCGTCACTGGAATACATTTCAGTAAGCATATTAATGGAAGTTACCGTCTGCATCATCATCGTCATCAAACAAACACGCCTGATTACCCATGATCATGTCCTCTAAAGCTTCCGCAGAGGCTACTATCCCTTCAGCAATACGCCTAAGCTCGTGGCCTACGACGTACATCTGCCCGAAACCTTCTCTAGAGAGGTCTTCAGAGTAGTATTCAATGATGCTTTCAAGCAATTCCTCTATGCTAGTGCGCATTTCGAGGGGCTCTTCATCCTGATTAGGATAAATGTAAGAGACAACTTGTAGTACTCCGTCAGAGTCCACTTCCAAGTCGTGTTCAACGTCTATGTCTAGACTGATTTTAACGATATCACTGCTTGCTGTACTCATGGATCTTGTCTCTTTTGCGTAAAAGAAAGACCTACCCGTTTACTCCCAGTAAACAGTTACAATCATTACACAAGATGTAGTGGTCCGTCAAGCTATTGTACACTAATTAAGGGTTCTAACTGCACTTTCTTCTACGGCCCCTAGATGATAGTATTTCCTTTTTTAACAGGATACTACTATGCTTAAAAACTCAGGCCACGGATACAACATCCCTAATCCACTGCTCGATATCCACAAACAGATTCTCGTTGATGACGAGAGGTACTACGGACAGCATATGCTAGTAGATACACGGCGCTGCAATCGTAAGATTACTTCCATCCCTGATGTAACCAGCTTCATAAAAGAGCTAGTAGTGCTTATTGATATGGTGGGCTGGAAAGAGCCTATGGTTACTCGGTTCCCTGAAGACAAATCCATAGGGTCCCTACAAGGGGTTAGCGCCATACAGATGATCTACACCAGCTCCATCACCCTACACGGGCACGATAATACGCGAGACATGTACTTAGACATCTTCTCGTGCAAGGAATACGACACCGATAAGGTAGAAAGCTTTGTTAAAGAGTTCTTTGAACCAGTCGTGTACAAGAGCCAGACTTTTCTAAGGAAATAGGGTGTTGACAGTTTTATTGTCACCTACCCCCAAACAGACTTTAGAGGTGTACAAGGATGTTTACGTTTTTTACGGCTAGGTATAAGTCTATATAGACCCACTTCGTTGACAGTTGTCATTTTCCCATCTCTGGTCAGCTAGGTATACGCTAACGCCCCCACCCCCCAGTGGCCCTCGCCCGCCCCCCTCAGCTGGGCTGTAGGCCCCGCCCTGTA